AAAGCTACGGCTGAAGCTGCGGCTCCTCGTGAAGCATTTAAGCCTGTTGAGGCAGGCAGCGATGATGAAGAAGATACCGGAGACACCCTTAGTTACTTTGCCAAGCTAGCAAAGGAAGACTAATCCGTATCGGCTTGATCTTTATATTATGATGGAGGGTCCCTCAAAAGGGGACCCTCTTTTAGTTACAGACCGCCAAAGATTGGACGGAGCATCCAAGAAGTTCTGTCGGGAACATTGTTGTTCTGGTAAGTGACGGAACTGTTATTGTGTGAGACATTACTTCCGCCGCCACCGCCGCCAGAAGGCGCCATATTGACGGGCTGAAGTGCAGCAGCCATATTGACATTTGCGGTATCACTTTGAATTGCAGAAATGTCGGATCCGATTGTCGATGGATTTGGAGTGATGTCGGCTGCACTACCTACATTTTCATTGTAGGCTTTAAAGAGCATATTCATGAAACCTTCATTTGCGTCACCCGAGATACCAAGTAGTTCCTTACCCTTGTCGATTACATCATTGGCTGCAGGTACTAATTCCTTTGCGGTATCGGTAACTGTTTCTGCAACTCCCTTTTCGGCTTTATTTAGCTCCTTCTTGGCTTCCTTCTGTTTGCGTTTTAGATCGGTTGTATCTCCAGCGGCAGCAAGGATACTCTTGTCGGATTCTTGAGTTTCTCCACCGGTTTTTGTATGAGTACCGCCAAAGAGACCCGAAAAGCTAAAGTCTCGCATGCTCTTTGCTATACCATTTAAACCAATTCCTTCTGCTGCGGATGCAAGTAAATTCTTTGGAATATCAAGTGCCATCGTTGCAAAAGTTTTTAGAAAACCTCTGAATACTTCACCAATGGCTCCAATAATGTCTCCACTTGCAATCTTAGCTCCAATGTCGCCAAATATATCTACAATGTTTTGAAAATACTGTTCAAATACATCCCTACCGGCTTTAATGAATCTATGAAAGAATTCAGCGATGATGTCGGAGAAACTGAAGGAATCCAGCATCTTTTCAAACTCTTTAAAGCCGAGGGCTCCTCCCAACCAAGAAACGGTATCTTTAATTAGATCCAAAATGTCTCCCGAAAAGGCATTAATGAATCCTACCACACCACCTTCCAGTGCTTTTCCAATGTCACCCGTCTCCTTAAAGATTTTAAATCCTTCGAACAGTGAAAGAGCTCCTTGAATGACTGCAGTTACAATAGGACCACCCAAGAATTTACCCAACTTAGAAAATGTACCAAAAATGGTTTTTAAATTACCAAAGAGGGAACCGACTTTTCCTAATCCCGGAATTAAAGACGTTAAAAGCCCGACCTTTGAGATTAAGAAAGTAAATACCTTTTGAATCGGCTCAAAGAAGCCTTTAACCTTTGGCCATAGCGATACAATACCTTGTACCAATTTACTTTCAGCACCCAGACCTGCAAAGAATTTTTGAATAGGTTCAAAAAACTTTATAACCGCTTTACCCAATGCACTTTCTTTTAGAAAGGTTGTGATCTTAAGGAAGGTTTCTTCTAATTTTTTAGTAATAGCACCAATATTGAGAATCTTTTCAATTCCTTTTTTAATTGCTTTAAAATAAGAACCGATTGTTTCAATAAGCCCCGAAACGAAACCAATGACCAACCCTGCAATTCCTGCTAAGGCACCAAGGATACCAACAGAACCTAAACCACCTTTTAAATTTGGTTTATCTCCGCCCGTAGGCATCATTTTGTTTTTCTTTTCTGCATCCTTTTTATCCTCAAGTCTATTTTCTTCATTCGCAAGTTGGTTCCCTTGAAGAGTTGTGAGGATGTCCTTAGTGAGACTATAGGTACCTTCCAGGATACCAATCATATTAAAGGTATGGAAAGCAGTTGAAGCCGTTTCCTTGGATATAATAAAGAGATTTGAACTGTCCTTGGCGCTTAAAGAACCACTCTTCTGTTTGACATCTCGTGCAGCTGGTTTATAGTTTTTCTTTAGATCCTCGAACAGTGACTTTATTTCAGTGGCCAATGATTCCATATTAACCGCATTTTCAAGCGATAGGTCGGCGGTATTCAGAGTGTTCTGTTCAATCTTACCAAGGGTCTCGTTGGAGACCTTTAGTTCCAGAATCATTTCTTTGAATAGTTCTTGTTTATCGCGTGCGTCGGCCATGTGGTTTATCGGTTAAGTTTTTTCTTGGCTCTTTCGTTTTCTTCTTTAATATGATCGACAAGAAGAGCCACGTAGATTTCCCTCTCCCAAGGCATCATATTGTCCAATTCCGTGAGGCTGTACTTATGATGTTGCATTAGGGCAAAATTGGTCTGGTAATGATTTACGAGACTGTCATGAGAGAGGGAGATGAGAAAAAATTCTGGATTCCCTTAAGAAGGAGTGAATTCTTTTCTTTGCAATGAGCACAATCGAATTCAACATTGTGTTGGAGCTTTGGCATTGCCTCGATGAACTTCTGAATCTTAAGGAACTGTTCCTGGTTCAGAGATTCAATAAACTGATTGAGCTCTTCCTTGGTCTGTTCGGAAGCTGGGTATGACTGTTTCTCATCATAGATCGAATCAATACAACCAAGGATCACATCAAAGGCAAGTTTTGAACTGCTTTGGGTATCACCTGTTTCTTCACTGGAAAGTTCGGCAATGAGGTCGACACGTGGCCAATTTAAAACAACGCCGATTGTTTCGGTAAGTTCGATTTTGTTGCTTGGCAGATTCTTCGTGTCAATTACAATCTCATCAAGATTGACCTCGACCTTGGTGGTGTTCTCGCACTTCACGCATTTAAGGTTCAGCTTGGAGATTTCACCAACAGACTTTGAACGGATGCGTAGGAACATATACTCCATATCAAAAATGGGCAATGTATTTGCATCAAGTTTACCAAGCGTACAAGAGCTAATGGTATCTTTTACGGCTTGGATGATCTGCTTCTGGTCGCCCGATTCAAGAGCAATCATCAGCATCTTTTCTTCTTTTACTAGATACGGACGGTACTGAATCTTCTTTCCGGTGGAAGGAAGTTTGGTTTCATACTTTGGTGTTTCAATAATTGGCAGTGGCATATAATTATAGTTTAGTTATTAATCAATCGAAATTATCACGAAGCTGGAGTGCTATTCTGGAAGGCGGTTAGGTTACTGAGACCGAATTTATCTGTACTGACAACAGGTTTATCACTGAAAACATCGGATACACCTATTTTTTGGACAGCCAAATCACCTATAATGACATTACCCGCTGGAACTTTAGGTTCTGCTGGTACTCTATCAACAAAGAAATTTTCATATGTCATTGTGACACTGAATTTCTGTGCGGTATTTTCTGCATTATTATCCAATGTGATCGGATTAAAGGTCACAGGATACGCATTATGAAGTACCACCTTATAGATTGGAAGATTCTTTTTGTTCAGTTGTACAATTGTTACGTCGGTAACGTAATTGTTTAAATAATTTGCACGGTAGTTATTATAACCGATGATCTGATCCGACCAATGATCAAAAATCTTCTTGATATAGTAATCGTTGGTCAGTAAAAATGTAAAAGTGACATCCTCGTTAATAAAACCGTACGGAATTTTAACAGATTGTTTTACAGATTGATAATCGGCGGTAAGAATTTGTCTTCCAGGAAGTGTGCAGGATTCACAAAGAATGGCAATATCGCGAGGATCGTTGATTAATGACCTTACATTAAATGTACCAGAAATTGCGCTTGTAATGATATTACTTAGATCAATATTGAATAGAGTCTGGTTTGGCGGAGTCATATACACCGCAAAACGATTCTCCTGAGCAACTCCGCCGTGTTTTACAATTGAGCTCTTTAAATTCTCAATACTGTTGCCTAATACGTTGTCGATTAAATTGGCCATGTGAATTATCGCGCGGAGTACTGTTTGCGGGAATCCAGCCAGATTTGTGTCTTTGTGGCACCCTTAAAGTGTTCGGTTGGTAGGAAGATTGCTGTTTCCCAGTCGGGAGCAAATACCTGTGATGGGCGGGTTTTCATATGACCCGTGAGATAGTGCTTGAGGCAGGGAGAGAATTCGCGGAGTCTCTTGGCACTTGCAAGCAGACTATAACGAATCTTGAGTCGAGTGTTTTCCGTGAGTTTATCGTCGGTAATGGTTCCAAGTAGTTTATCAAGGAACTTGGCACGAATCTTTGGATGCAGGTAATGTAGGTTGAGCCCAAGGAAACCGCCTGGAGCCGGACCAATTACCAGTACCAAAGGAAATCTGTCGTAGTATGGCAGTTCCTCCTTGAACTTGGGATCATACGCAAACATATACATATTGCCCCAAATTGCTTTGGAACGTTGTTGCAGCTTATCATCCTTTAGAAGGGCTCTACGGTTAATCTTTCCGTTTAGCTCTCTGACTCTTTCAATGAACCAATTCTTTGCTTCAGCCGAACGCTTTTCAAATCCCGTGGAATTGAATTCTTTTTCAAAGGTGGTGAAGAGTGAGACTGCCATTAGTTCTATTTATATGTGTTTAGAGTATCTTTATGCCCAACTTACGGAGCATATCCTCGTCCCATATCTCGAAAATCCAGCCGCGATCACTGGCATACTCGGCTGCCGCTTCCCACTTTGAGATGTTTTTAGCATAGGTCATCACCTCGGTAATGTATCTCTTGGTCTTTTTACCTGGATTCTTGGGTGGGTTTACTTCTTTTTTGGGCTTCACCTCGATCAACATTACACGCCCATCAACAAATTCAAACTTTACATCGACAAAATAGCGGTGGACTCTGCCGTCCGTCTTACAGCGGTAGGGTATCACAACCTCTTCCGAGCACCATGATGCCACAAATGACTGTTCATCCAGCCATCTAAAAAGCTGTCGTTCCCAGAGAGAACGGTAGACAATGTTTGAAACATTGCCGCGGTATTTGGACGGATTCTTAGGCGTAAAGGTACCCTTGTATGTCATATAAATAGTTATTTATGTCGACTAAGACAATACAATCTTTTAAGGAGCAACTATAATGCCACTGGACTTAGGAAATTTTGGTAATTCTGTTGCGCCTGGGTTTAAACCCAATGACGTTCCTCTTCCGGGAGATAAAATACCGTCGTTTAATTCGGGAATGACTCCGTTGAATTATAGTGCAATCACCTCGCCAAATCCAGATTTGGCACAGACTGGGGCATTAGCGGGTTATTCAGGTGGTAAGAATTCAGATACCAATGGTTGGCCAAATAATGTTCCGGATCCGTGGGGCGGTTACGCTTCCCGTATGTTTTTTCCGAGCGAATTGACACATCCTAAAAACAATTGGATGTATATGTCTTTCAGTGTACGTCTTGGTAAACCCGGAGCCAGAGAAATCTATCTGCCCATTCCTCCGGGTCTTACATTTTCAGATTCAATGTCATATTCCTCTTTGGATCTTGGTATTTTAGGTACTATTGGTCAGGAAACAATTAATGCAATGGATAATGCCAAGGGCATTAAAGGTGTGATTGGTGCTGGTATCGGTGGGCTTGCTGGTAGTTTAGTGAACAAAGCCAAGAAATTAAATACGGCAGCAGCCGCTTCAATTGCGGCAAGACAATTTCGTCAAGAGGGTATTGCAAATACAATTGATTTTAGTAAGAAACAGGTCATTGCGCCGAATACAAATACATCATTTCAGAATACGGGTATCCGTAGTTTTGGATTCAATTTTAAAATGATGCCAAAGAGTAAGAGCGAGGCTGATATGATTACAAAAATCATTAAAACCTTCCGTGAAAACATGTATCCTAAAGGTACCGATGTTATTCTTACATACCCGCCAATTTGGACAATGAAATTTTATGATGGTATGACGGGAAGAGAAAACCGTAAGATTCCTAAGATTTATGAATGTTATCTTACGGGAATGACGGCGACATATAATGGAACTACAAATATGTTTCATGAAGATGGAAGCCCGGTTGAAACAGATGTTTCCGTTCAGTTCCAAGAAACAAAGGCACTCACACTTTCGGATATTGTGGGTCTATCGGAGCAATAATATATGCCATTTTTTCAACAGTTTCCTAAAATTCAGTATGATTTTGCCGATAATGGTATTGATACCCGTATCGTTGATCTTTTCCGTTTTGTAAAAGCCGACGAAAAATACTTTGATGATGTTTCAACGTATCAATATTTTCAAATCAGGAATGGTGATAGACCCGACATTGTCTCGAATCTATTGTACAATACTCCCGACTACTATTGGACATTCTTTTTAGTGAATGACCATCTTAAATCGGGTCTGTCGGGCTGGCCAATGATGCAGGAAGAACTTGATGATTATCTGGAAACCGAGTATTCCGGAACGGCAATTCAAACAACTCCGATTATTGTCCGCGACGGTGATGACATTATTACTGAATACCGTAATTCATTAGCCGGTCGTTTTCAGATTGGAGAAATGGTTTATGGGTCGGAATCGGGTGCGTATGGTCGTCTTGCAATAAAGGATACACAACTAAGCCAATTGGTGATTAAAGAAGTTGTCGGTACCTTCCAGGAAAATGAATTCATTACTGGAAGCACTACGGAAGACAGTGTAGCGTCAAATGCCGTTTTTAATTATGTCGAGGCTCCTCGCTACTATCAGAATCCTCAGGGCTCCATCTATTATACTCCGATGTCGATTAACGAACAGATGACTCCGGAAGGTGTTGATCCTGCGGTCACAAATCCCGTTTTGGTTCCGGTGTCGAACCGCGAATATGAAATTTCACTGAATGACCAGCGTTCAAATATCAGAGTTATTCGTCCAGGTTCGATTTATAAATTTGTTAAGATTTACCAGGACCTAATCAATGGCTAATCTTACAAACTTAGCAACGCTCAGT